ATTGCCATAAGAATTTTTACACTTAAAAGAATGGATAATATTCGTAATAGATAGAGTCCTCGTCCCCTGTAATCTCATTGCCAAAGTCATCAATTAGTCTTCCGGTTATCGTCTTGACTTGGCCACTGACGAAAATCCCTTTGTTTTTATTATCGAAGTCCAAATCGACAGTAAAGCTCATTTCTGAGGAATTATTCTCACCGATGGCGGTGTTGTAAGAAGTAGAATCGAATTTAGCGCCGGAAATATTATATTGAAGACCAATTGATCCATCAATCCTTTTGCAAGTAACAATTATATTATAAAAATCATCTCGATTAATGTTAGAGAGAAATGAGCCAGTTAGAGTTTGATTAACTAAAAATCCAATATTTACATTAGCTTTTACCGGCAGAACTAACGGGTGATCCACGTACATCTTATGGCCAAAATAGGAAATATTATCTCTATCTAAAGAAATTTCCATACCAAAATTCTGAACCTGCTCAGTCTCAAAGGATATTGGTTTGTTAATTTCCGTTTGATTTTTTTGTATGCTAACGGTTATATCCCCCGGCCTGAATGCCGTAATGAAGCTCGTCAAGTCTTGAGAAAAATTACTAAAATGTTTGGGAACTAAAATTTTTGTTCCGTTACTATATACCGTACCGCTCTTGGTATCTAGAAACGGGACATGAACGCCGCTGCCAGAAGAATAGAATACGGCGTTATCGGCAATCAGCGAGACGTTTGCTTTAGGTAAACTACCCAAAGATATATCTACCGAGTAGTTCGAAATGTAACAATTTTGAAAAGCTAAAATCCCATAGTTCTGAGCGTTAAGGTCCTCTATAATTAAAGGGCTGCCAGCAAGAAACCCAGAGACAGAAGCTATATAATCAAGGTTTTGTTTGTGAATATCTAAATCGCTAGTGTTGGTCGCCAAATAAACGTTTCGCTTGTCGAAAGCCCGCGTTTCATCAAATAAATTTTGAAATAATAATTTTTCTTCCGTTGACTCTGCATGAGCAACATTTAACCCAATCCTTTTTTCGTTCGTAACTCCGTTTAAATAATAGGAAAAATCAAGACCAATTGAAGCAGGCTCGACCACTTGTCGAGAAATATTTTGAGATTTACCAAGGGCCCCCACCTCGACCCTAGTAACGTTAAAATCGTAATTGAAGCTTTGAACGCCGTCTATTCTTTTTAGAACATGATACCCTATGACTTCCGATACTTCTCCCGAAGGAATTCCGAAGAACAAATCTTGAACATTGTAAATTATTCTATTGCGCGGCATGTCAATGCTCCTTTACGCCCTGCTCGCATAAAGAATTCCGGCCAGATATTCATTGACTTGATGGGCGACCGCAAGATTTCTTATCTCCTCTATGCGCTTTGTATTTTTGTCTATGGGGTTTTTAATATAATTTTCAACTTGAGACATCCAATTTTCGGGTGGCTCGTTAGATATGATCAATGAAGAAATTTGTTCTGAAATTTTTCTTTGCTCTTCACTTAATTTTTTAAGTTTATGGATCTTTTTAAGTTGCACTTCAACTTCTCTTTGTAATTTTTCGGCTAGAAGGAAATTGTCGGTGACTTTTCTTAAACTGAAATTACCGCCCTCATTGTTAGCCGTTACTACGGCAGCTTTTTCTACAGGTCTACCAGCGCTTTCTGATTGATTTTTTCCTCCGATTAGGGGGTCATAAAGGCCCTCGTCCTTATATGAAAGGAATTCGCGCTGAGATTGTATAGACTCCTCCTTCTCTGGCAATCTTCCAGTTTCAATCGCTTTCAGCCCTTCTTCAGCGGTTAACACGCCAAGCTCGATTAATCTATTGTAAATTCTTAGCATGTTAGTATTATCGCTAAGGCTAATTTTATCAAAATAAGGGGTTGGGTAATTTTTAAATCCAAGAGCCTTGGAAATTCTTTTAATTTCCTGAATTAAGAACTCGTTTATGAAAGCCTCCCTTGCTTGAGTTAGGCGTCCCAAGAAAACTTCGACTTTCATTTGCTGGTTGGAGAACTTCTCTCCGCCAGTTAACACGTTGTTTAATCCAAGTTGAATATCTCTCTCCACTACCTCATACTTTCTAGAATCGAGCAGATTCGAAATATCAGGAATAACGAACTTAGCTTCGGTAGTGTAATCTGCTATCAATACTCTTCCGACAGATTGATTTTCAAAAAGAGACCTCATAGCCTCGAGGTTCTTTTGATTTACGCCGCCCTCTTCGGGCTTCGTTCCCATTGTAACGAGAAGAATGGCTTGCTGCATCGTTCTAGCAATGGCCATATCCATCTTCTTCATTTCTTGCTTCCAGTTGATATCTTCTAAAACTGGATACCCCATCGGTACAGCAAATGGCTCGTAGTCTTGTTTTTTATAAAAAATGGCATTGATCTTTTCCTGATCCAAAGGAATATAAACACTTGAATTTTTACCCTTTTGGATTGAATTTTTTGTTTTCTCGTCTAAGCTATTTAAAATCTCCAAGTCTTCATCAGTCTTGGGGGTTCTAAGTCTAGTAAGTTCGTAATCAGAAACTAACTTCAAATAATTTCCATTTACAAATGAAGCCGCTCCAGAAAGTTGAATGTCGGCTGGATTTAAAATTATATATCTAGAAGGAAGAACCACCTTAAGCCCCATTTGGGCACCAAAAGTTTGCGTAATTTTTAAAGCGTCTGCTTGGTTAATCTCCGTGTCGAATCTGTAAATAAAAACATTTCCCGACCGATAATATTCCCTGAAGAATCTGTCTTGCAGACTCCATATGTTGATTTTATTGAAAAGCGCCGAAAAGAAATCTCTCGACTTTTTGCTCCCGCCTTTGAAATAAATGTCGCTGGTCGAAAACTCGGTCATTAAATCGATCACGTTTCTGAAGATGGCAAAATTATAATAAGCCTTTTGACAAAGAGTAACGGCGTCTTTAACGTCTATGTTGGAATTATTCGTTGCACCCGAAGAATACTTGAACGGAACTAGGCCGTCGTTTATGTTCTTAAATCTGTCAGTTCTTTCGCCAACAGATGATGAGTTTCTTCTGATTTTGGTGTCAGAAGCCTCCGCCACAAGAAGAGGCTTAATCTCCGCCCGTTCCTTTGCGACCTTGTCTTTTCCTTTACCTTTCATACAATATACCCTTTGAATTTACACCCTATTGAATCATTATGGGACTAAATGTAAAATTAACGTTTTCTTGCTTAATTGAAACTATATCATAATAACACTTTGCGCCCCAATTTGCCAATAAAAGCGCAGTATAATTATCTTTTCTAGCCCTTGTCGCTGAGTTGTTTCTCTTCAAATGCTGGGGCAAATCAAAAGACTGAGTACCCTTTGCGGTGCTTTTTACTTCAATTAGCGCACATTGTTTTTTAGTTTGATAAATTAATGAATCTTGTACCTCTATTAAATCAAGTGTTGATTCCGCGCCGGTTAAATCTATATTTATCCCCACGGAAGAGTTTCTGTCAAACGCCGCCCCATTAGCTGTCATTTTGGAAGAAAACCATATCCTTTTATGATCGATACAAGATTGAAGATATTCATTTGATTTTCTTATAAAATCTGAACTAAAAACTTGATTAAAAAATATCTTTTTTGATTCAACGTTAATTTCCTTCCCGACTCTACCTATTTCTTTAATGTAATCGGCGCCCTCTAAAGTAGATTCAAAATTAAAAGACTTCAAATTTGTATTGTTTTTTGCAAATACCTCTGACTCATTACAGGCACCCAAGAATATGTCTGCTCCAGCATTGTCGGCTATAGCCAATACTATATTAAAATTATTAATAAGATAATAAAGATATTTTATGTGATTACTAATGCCTCCTAGCCCAGCGTAATTATGTACTAGCGTAGACGCTTTGGCCTCTTCGTCTAATTCCAGAAGAGCCATTGCAAAATAGTCCGCGCTTGGACTATCGCTTACGTTGGGGTCAATACTCAATATATACTTTTTGTCTGACTTACCTTTTATTAATGTAGTCGGTTCTTGTCCATCTGGGATGGTACATTCGTGCATCTTCCTCGCGCTAAAATAAGAGTCAGAGCCGTCAGTAAATTGAGCACAATATTCTCTTTGGAAAGTCGAATTAGATAGCCCACCATTTTGTGCTTCTTCGATAATAGTCTTGTCTATCATATCGGGCGGCAAAGCTTCGTAACTTAACTGAGAAACGAAGTAAGTGGCCTCGCTTATTTCTTGGGAGAAGATCTTCTCTGTCCACTCTTGATACGTCTTATAGAGATTCTCAAAAGTGTAAGAAGCAGAAGTGAGTGCAATCATCTTCGAGTTATTCTCGAATACGATTCTTTCGCTTTCTTTAAGAAATCCTTCCTTTATCAGTTTGTCTTCCATTTCTCTGATCTCCAGCCTTTCCTTCATATTCTGGGGCGCAACTAGGAAGGGCATAAGGACGGTTTTAATTAAATCTTCCGGAAGAAGCAAGAACTCATCGAGTAGCAAAACATTGGCGCGGAAACCGCGAATCTTTTCTCCGTTTAATGGAATTGCTATAATGGATCCACCGTTGATCGACCATTCATGTAAATCGTTTCTTTTAGTTTTAGCACCAAAAGCCTGAGCTAATAATTCCCCCCCTTTGGAATCAACAATCTTCTCTAGGTAGTTAAAAATAAAACGCGCCGTTCTGAATGTGGGCCCCGCAATAAGGATTTTCGTATTAGGCTCAAATATGCACTGGAGAAAACAGAATACGGAAGCAATAAAGCTCTTTCCACAACCACGCCCCCATATGTTCATGCAGAAATTTCTATTAAGCATTCCCTTTAGCATTATTTCCTGATACGCTGCCAGTTTAATACCAGAAATTAATTCGGTAGTTAAGCCTATATTCGCCTTAAGAAATTTAGCTAAAGTTATCTTGGCCTCTTTATCAGAAAGATCGCCCTTCAATTTAAAAAGCTCCGAATTTAAATCGGGTATCGGTTTTTTATACTTGTTTGGACAGTGCCACATTATAAAACCTCTAAGTCGTAAGCTAACTGTAAATCTATCTGGCGATATACACATCCAGAAGTAAAAATCTTCTCAATAACCCTAACCGACTCCTCTCTTCCATCCACAAAAAGAAATTGTAAATTCTTATATAGTTGTAGTAAAGCCCTCACGTTATGAAAAATATAATCCGGGGTTATTTTTATTTTTCCCATCTTCCTCTTTATCTCAGCTAAGTGATTAAACGAACGACAGTCATTAAAATTCCTCTCCACTACAACGACGAGATACGCGTTGTGAGAATTCGCTCTTTCGATCTCGTTCTTAAATCTCTTAAACCCCCCACTTAGGGTACCAAGGAAGTCGTTCAAAGACTTGCGCTCTATATAGCAATCGCAACTCGCTCCCGAATCACTAAAGCTATAATCCCCATAATTTAAAGTCTTTATCTCTATAGGGAAATTAAATCGGAGCGGCGTTTGCTCTCTTGTGTCTACAAATATCGAATAGTTTTTGTGGTCGTATTTGTTGTCGGTTATTATCTGGGTAGGAAATATATTAAATCTATTTTCGAACCCAAGAGATTCACATAATTTATAATAATCTCCAAAAACTTTTTGATAATACTGAGCGGGGGCCGAGATTAAACTCCTTAACTCAACTTGAGTTAAAGCATATTTGAGATCCTTTTTTTCTTTTCTTTTAATTAGGCTTTGCTTCAGATACTCCTTAGATTCATCTTCAGAAACCGTTTTAAGCCATGACTTTAAGTTTAATCTATTATTAAAGTCTTCAGAAAAATATTGCTCTTTGTTTTTAAATAAAATTATTTCTTTTGTAAAAAGATCTCGTCTAGGATAATAGGTCTGATAGTACTCGACCATTCTTATCTTGTGGGACTTCAAATGGGCGTGAAAACTCCTATCGTTTTCGAAGGGGGAATTGCATATTTTACAATTAACCATTTGTGGCTTCATCCTCAGATAGCCCCAATATGCGGCACTTTATCTCATCTAAGCTAGTCAGCCTTTCGACCTCTTGCTTCACTGACTGTTTTTTAAGTTCGGCTAATTTTATTAGTTTGACTCTGGACTCTTCCTCTTTCCAAAGCTGGACTAAGTTTAAAATACTAGCGTTCTCCTTTATCTGATTCTTTAATCTGTCGCTACGCTTCTCTTTAAGGTCATTTAAAAGCTTCTGCTGTCTATTTACTGACTGGTTATATTCTGTTCGCGCCGTGTTGCTAGCCTCTACTAAAGTCATTGGTATCTTTCCAGTAGATTGAACTTCTGTATCTATCTGATTCTGTAACATCTGAATCGTTTTTTGAATATTAGAGGATATGACAGCTTCTGTAGACAGAACTATATATTGATCCACCTCTTCTTGAGTTAAATCATTTTTGTCATAGGTGTAACGAACGAAACTGCTTTCAAATAATTCTCTGTTTACTAAATCTCCGTAGCTATTTATTTGATGAATAAATCTAAAGGAATGAAGATATCCAATTAAAGAGGTGATATCTTTTTTTTGCTTGGCTGTTAATTTTTCTTTATCCACCCCTTCTAGAACGTATTTGTTTATTCTAGAAATCATTCTTTCCTCTGTCTTCGGGGGGCGATAGTCTTCGCTCGCTGAATTCTGCTCCTCGTCGAAAGAGTTTACTTGCGGGCCCAAAGATTTTATGTAATCATGGATTGATTTAGACTCCTGACTTAAATGGGTGATACTAGGGTTATTAAAAAGAATTCTCGCTATTTCATACGCCTTCATCATAGAGGCGTTATTAGCTGCATACTCTTTCTGCTCGGGACTTAATTCTATTTTTTCTTTATATTGATATTCGTGAGAGCCACGCGCCTTTATCTGTCTAGTTGCAAGGAAAGCTTTTACGGCTCTTCCCTCTTTGGATCGGCCATCTATATTTTCTACTGATGGAAAAGCCATCTTCGTTAATTCTAAAAGAGAAGGAGGATTTGAAGCCCTCCCGTTCCACTCTTTTAAAATTAATAACTTTTGCTCTTCTGTCAAATTTGCTTCTTCCATGTCAATAAATATCAACCTCCCCTCTTTCTAAAAGTTTTTTTGCTTTTAAAATTATTGATTTTTTAATGTTTTTAATTTGTTTATATCCGGGTTGGCGATTTTTTTCTGACGTTCTATAACCCATCAATTTGGCGACCTTATCCTCTTCCAAATGATCTATATATAAATATTTATAGATAATCCATTCGTTGGGTTTTAAAACTTTCTGCATTTTGTCATGAAGCCTTCTAGAAGCCCCCTCTATATCCATTTGATTGCAAATCATATTGCCAACCTCTCTAGTACAATTCTCTAAGGCGACAGGCAATTTAGTGTCATGGGCCCATTTTTTAGTTTTTTCCCAATGGGCATATAGAGGACATTTAGAACACTGCTTTACATAAATTGAACAATAGTCCGCCCCCTCAGAAGCGGCGCATTTCAAGCATGGTCTTGCAAAATTGCCGTAGTTATTCCTTATCAGGTTTTTAATCTGATTAGAAATAATTCGATTTACCCACGGGACTAGGGGCTTTCGCGGATCATATAACTTCCATTTCTTATGAATATGAATTCTAATGATTTGCGCTACATCATCAAAATCCAACCAAGCTAAAGCCGTCAGGCTCCATTTATTCCTGCGTTTAAAAATCTCACTATTGATTTGATAGATATAATCCTCAAATCTAGGGGCGCCGCTCTTCTTTTTTGAAGAGTCACTCATTATTTATTTTTCCTATTTTTTGTAAAAGGTCTTAATGCGCCCGCTTCCCGCCCAAACTCTTCCATTATTTCTTTTGGTGACCGAGCAGGATCGCCGCTTCTATCTATTTTTTCCATTCCCGAAGCGGTGCCTATAACGTCTCCGAGTTTAACCCCCCTAGCCGAAGAAAAAGAGGTATCAAAACTTAGCTCTGATATATCTGGAACCTCCGCCTTCCCCCGCTCATCTTCAAGATCGTCATCCGCTCTTTCGTCTTCTATATCCTTCTTTTTTTCTGTAATTTGAGCTGAAGATATTGATTTATTGATTGTTGAACCACAGTTTTGGCAAAAGTTTGGCTTTTTTAGCGTATATTCATGAGGAGTGCCGCAATCGGAACAATAGATTTTCATACTTAATTTTATAAAAAAGCACAAAAAACCTCTATTTTATATTTAATGGAAGAATTAGAAAATAAAAAGAAACTCGTTCAGAAGCTCAAGCTAATCCTTAAGGAGAGCTTCAATGAGTGTGAAGGGGAGGACGAAAAAACAGCCTCTAAGTTTAGAAAAATAAACAAAGAGGCATTTGAGTGTCTTAAATTATTGGGTAATTAATTTAATTCTTTGAATTTCTTTACTAAGAATCTCACTAATTCCGACCTCATAATGTCTTCTTCGGTGAATTGAAAGGTTTTAATACCGTTATTCATGCTATCCTGATCGGAAAATAGATTATACATCTTCTCAAAGGCGCCGCCCCTTCCTTGCGGAAGGTCTGTTTGGGCGGGGTCAGCTAAAACGAAACACTTGCTAAATTTTCCCAAGCGAGTTAAAACGGTAATGATTTCCTTTTGGCTGCTATTCTGAACTTCGTCAACAATAATAGCCTTGGCGTTCCAACTCATACCACGAGCATAATTGATTGGATACA